AGCCCACCCTGTCGCGACTACAAGTTCGGCGAGTTGTCGCCTGTAGCCGCGTCCGTAGGGTTTACATCAGTTGAGTCCTCTACGCCGATCTCGACATCTGGATTCGCTTTAAGCCATTCGCGCCAAGTAGCAGGAAGTGTTTCGCCTTTGACGCCGAGCATGATGTACGCCCAGCAAGCCATGTCTGATGCACCGATACCGCGACCGTCGGAGACTCGACGATTCTCTAAGCGTTCCCATTCGGCGATCGCAAAGAGGTTTGTAATCAGTGTTTCTTTTTTGTCTCCGCGTGTGAGCGTGAGTTTGATCTTCATTGTGTTCCTTTCGTCGGGCCAAGGAAGGCCGTTAGTTATGCTGTGACATCAGCCGAGTAGACGCCACCCATGAAGGTGATGTCGATCGACTGTAGTTCTCCGAGCGATGCGGAGATCACTGGCAAAGACTCAAGATAGGTGCCTGTCAGAGTGAAGCCAGGATTCGTGCTGGAGTCCGCTCCGTCCGAAGGATTTACGACAATATTCAATTTTGTGCCGACAAGCGGTGCAAGTGTCGCGTAAGTGGCTGAAGCGGCATAGCTAAGAAACAGAGTCAAGGTGCACTCATTGTCTTCAAGACCAGCGGTAAAAGTGTTTGCCGTGTTGCCGAAGACCGTGTCATTAAGAGCGGTCACAGTACGAGTCACAGTGGCAGAGGTGCACCAGCCCGTGAGGTTCGTGGCTCCGACGAGCACTTTTGGATTCGAGAGAATAGTGGATGTTGCAGCCATGATGATTACTCCTTGGAAGTGTTGGTTTTAGTTTGACACATAATTAGACCGAGAGTGTGGATTAGGCAGTCTGCACGACAGTTGAGACCGACAGCTCATAAGCAGGAAGCGTTGAGCCGCCGATATCTAGGTTGGTTGGGCGTCCAGATACGACCCCAATGTCTAGCGCGTAGATCTGGGCAAGGATATTGAGCAGGCTTTTCTGGGCGTCAAGGTTGCCCGGACCGAGCGTGATGATCTGGAGTGTAAAGTTAAGTTTTGCGACATTGTAGTTGTAGCCGTCTATGGAGTCGATGTTTACAAAGACGCTTGGCGGCGTGATATTGCGTGCATCGTTATTTACTTGTAGCCCGACGACCGTTGAGAGCTTCGCTACAAGATCGTCGTAGCCTTCGTTGAAGAGATCTGTGTAGTTAGGTACAGCCATTAGGCGACCTGCGGACGATCAATCCCGAGCAACTGGCGGATCATTCCGTTTAGACCCATAACAGGGGTTACTCCCATGTTTTGGAATGAAGCGTATTGATCCACTGATCCGCGTTGGCGGTACAGCGCGCCACCGTACATCTGGGTTCCTAGGAATACATCTTGCGAAGGCACGGTCGTAAGCGAGTCCACATAGCCTGCTTCCATTCGGCGTCTCCAGCAGAATTGTGAAGCTGCACTGGCGCACACTGTTAGAAAGGCGGCGTCAGCTGCGGTCGCTGTACCGATGCCAAGCCAGTCCTCGATGTTTGCTGCAGTGACCCAAGTGCAAGTCTGCGTAATAGTCAGCGTTCCAGTAGCAGCGGTGCGCGTGACATCATCGGCGGTCTTTGCAACCAGCACTTGATTAGCGATCGGAATGTTTACATCGTAAAGAAGATCGCCTTCGGTATCAATGCCAACATAAAGGTATTGAGGTAATGCGCGGACTGTGTAAGTTCCGTTGAAGGTTGCATCTACCCCGGCAAGGACGACACTTGCGCCGAGTTCAATTTCTGCATCGGTAAGAAGTTGAACTACGGCGTAGTTGTCTATGAGGTATTTCTGCGTAATGCTGTAAACAGCCATGAGCGGTAGCCCCGCTCTCGACTAAGCCTGTGTGATCTTGCGGATCATTCCACCGATTGCAGCGAAGGTTGAGACATAGCCGTGGAAGCTCATGGTCTTGCCCAAAGTTGCAGGAGTGTCCACGCTAAGGAGGCCCTGAATGCTTTCGTAGAATTCGTAAGCATCGCCTTGTCCCTGACCTACGCGAGTGATGATCATGGTCTTGTCTGCAAAGTTGCTATCTACTACAAGTTGCAACCCGAGTGGCGTGCCGTTCCATGATGTTGCGCTTCCACCGCCGAGTGCGTTTTGGCCTGTAAGACCTGCACCGATGAATGGGAAGATTGGTCGGTTGGTTGTGTCTACAAGCTGACCAAGTTGTGACCAAACATCTACGGAGACGAACATGTGTGTCGGCATCCAGTTTCGGTTTGTTGAGACATCTTTTGCCGAGTCATAGATTGACTTGAGCAAGTCTGCAACTGTTCCGTCCCAAACGCCCGACGAGTTTGCTGCAGTGAGCAAATCGTCCGCTGCTTTGTTGTCCGAAGCAATCATGTATTCGCCCATCAAGTCATTCAAGATTAAAGACATAGCTTCTGGCGAAGTGAACGAAATGTCTTGTGAGGACAAACTTACTTGCCCAGCCAAAGTTGTCTTGCTAATTGAGTTTGCCGCAATGACCATTGTGGTGGCTGAAACTGCTGACAATTCAGTGGACTGTGTTGCAACGCTTGTGTGCGTGGTAATCGTTGGACGAGTAAAAGTCTTTGACCTTCCGTTGTCAGGATAAGCGCGAGCGCCTACAGCCTCGACTACAGGACGAAGGAAATTTAGGTCCTGTACGAGCGGTCCCAAAACGGGCACTGGCAAGAGGCCCGGTGTGTCAGAGGTAAGGACATCGCCTGCAGCTGCTTGGAGTGCGGTGCGCTGTGATGCGGAAAATTCTGCGACTGCTGCGTTCATGTTGGAGAATGTGTCTCCGCCAATGTGATAAGCAGCCATGAATTCGCCAGCTGATGGCATCTTAAATTCACGCTTTGCTTGTGCTGGAATTGGTGCAGTTGGAATAGTTGCTTCTACTGCTGGGACTGTTGGCTCTGACATGGGTTCGTTCTCCTGTGTAGGTTCTGTTTCTATAATACTTATTTCTTCGTCTTCGTGGTGGATACTCGCTGCGATGTCTGTGATCATCGCTCCAGCAAAAGCTGGAACTGGCACCATAGACAACTCGATCCAATCGGCTTCTAACACTGTTAGCGATCCGTCTTTGTTTGCTCGAGTCTTGGTTGGGTTTACTCCGACCGATACCGAATCCAGTACGCCGTCTAGGGCAAGCTGTAGGGCTTCGTCGCCTGCAGCGGTCTTGCTAATCTTGGCACTAAAGAGCATGCCCTCTGGAGTGTCTACGCGCTCGGTCACAATTCCGATGGCCTGATTGCTGTCATGGTTCATGTATAGGCGCGGTGCTTTGCCTTCGATTGGAAGGCTGCCTTGCTCAAAGATGACTTCGGTTCCGTCGGCGACTGTTGCTGCTACGCCGTAAGGAACTGCGATTCCTGTGATGGTTCGTGATGGTGTTCCGTCGCCTGCAGCTGCATCGATGCTGGCGGATGGTGCTGTGAATCTGATCATTAGTTTGCGATCTCCTCTTGAGTGTCTTCTTGTACTGGCATTTCCATTTTGTCTGCTAGGTAGTTTTCTTCTAAATACGATTCGTAGTCAAAGGCGACATAGGTGCCGTTAGGCAAAACATTATTCATGGATAGTGTTTCTGCTATTGCATCGGCGTACAACTTCACGCCAAAAAATAGCAAGTCCATGCGAGCCTGTTGCGATGACTGATATGAGTACGATCCTGTAGATACGCCGATCAGGTATGGCGGAACATTGCCGATACGACCGCCAGTTTCTAACGCGCTGTAATTAGCGGACTCAATAAGAAGCATCTTGTCTGGCGACATTGTTGTCGGTTCGTATTTAAGGAATTCGTTTAGCGCTGCAGTTTGATTAGTTGCTCGAGCAGTGTTAAACGCTGCAGCAAGATCAGCCAATTCTTGCGCGCTTAAAGGCTCGCCCCCGGTCTGCATAAGGACGCCCGCTGGAATTGATGAGCTCGCATTGCGCGCCCTCGCGTCTTGAATCTTTATTGCTGTTTCAATTGCGGCTTGCGATGAATAGACCATGCCTTGTGTTGGCGACAAGAATTGCACAAGGTTTGCAGGATCTATTTGACCGCCTTGAAAATAAACTTCTTTAGAAGGTGCGAACCAGACGGGACCTGCCATGTCGGTGGTGGTGACTGAGCCCGCTGGGAGCCTTGAGAAACTCGCGGGATAACCGTCAGCTGTGCGCGATGTGATGTACCAAAAAGCGCGACCGTAAAAGTATAAGTCGTCAAAAGTCCATGACATTAAAAAGTTATAGGGAACGGTTTGATCTGGGCGACGCAACCAAGATCGGGGGGCGATATAGACGCGTTCCATTTCTTCGCCGTTCCACATTTCGTTATACATCTGTAATGGCATGCAGCCAATTACTGACGCAAGTAGATCGCGTGCGCGTGAGATTGCAGGGATTGAAATTGCTGCAGCGCGAAGTTGGCCTTCTCGATAGGTGTAATACTGACCAATCATATTTGCGCCAACATTGCTCGAGTTATACCCGGGGTTCATTGCTCCAGCTGCAGCGGCTTTGGCAGGCGCGGGACTGATAGCAGCCTTGTTTACTTTGCGATCAAAGATTCCCATAGCACAAGATTACACATTGCGCTCGGATTGTGGTGGCACTCGCCCAGTCAGTTGCGGTAT